GTGGGACTGGAGTTCAGACGTGTGCTCTTCCGATCTTTCCGTTCTATAAGGCCAATCGCAAGAAAGACCGCGAGAAGTCTGGCCTTGACTGGAATCTTATCTTTCTGACACTCAATAAAATCCGCGATGAACTCAAGGAGAACTTTCCATACAAGGTTCTGGAGGTCGATAAGGCCGAGGCTGATGATATTATTGGCGTCCTGGCCGCTCGTTTGTCGTCGCATGAAGACATACTCATTTTGTCATCGGACAAAGACTTTGCACAACTCCAGAAGTATCCAAATGTGACGCAATATAGCCCTATCCTCAAGCGGTTTATCAAGACTGAAGACCCTCAGGGATACATCAAGGAACACATTATCCGTGGCGACCGAGGTGATGGAGTACCTAATTTCCTGTCTCCAGACAATATTTTCGCGGTCGGTGGGCGCCAGAAAGTTATAAATACCAAGAAGCTTCAGGAATGGCTCAGGTCTGATCCGAGCGTATTCTGTGAAAATGACAACATGAAGCGTGGTTATTCACGGAATATGACATTGGTTGATTTGAGTTATACACCCGAAGATATCAAGGCCAAGATTGTCGAGGCCTATGAAAATACAAAGGGTCATTCCAGACAGAAAATGTTTAATTACTTTATTGAACATCGCCTAAGTAATCTGATGGAAGTTATCCATGAATTTTGAGGTGAACAATGTATAAGAATGTTTATGAAATTTTTGATGAATTTGAAAAGGCCAAAACTAAAAAAGATAAGATAGATGTGCTTCGTAAGAATGCCAACTATGCTCTGCGAAATGTACTTCAAGGCACCTTCAATCCTAACATTCAATTTATTTTTGATAAGATTCCTACCTATAAGGTATCTGATGCTCCTGTTGGGCTTGGCTACAGCACAATTCACCAAGAACTGGGGCGTGTTTATCTTTTTGAAAAGAATAGCCCTAAGGTTAGCCCACAACTTACAAGTAAACGCAAAGAAGAAATTCTCATTCAGGTTCTTGAGTCTCTTGAGGCCCGTGAAGCGGAAGTATATGCTAACATGATTATGAAGAAACAAAAAGTAAAGGGTCTAGATAAGAAGATTGTCAAGGAGGCTTTCCCTGAATTAGATTTTGGATAAAGAGGGAGAGAAATGTCATCAACTAAAAAACAAAAATCTAAATTATTAAAGTTGATGAAATCTACAGAAAAAAATACCTATGAGACAACACAAGAAGATTGCCAGAGATGGTTCCGCGTAATCAATCAAGAAGTATTCTCAAACAAACTACCACAAATAGACAGAATAGATATACGCTGGCGCCGTGGCAGCCATGCTTGGTATGAATGTTATAATGGTTCAAGAAAACGATATTCTAAACTAAACATGAATAAAAAATATAGCAGCAAACAGTTCTTTGTGGAAGTTTTGGCACATGAACTCGTGCATCATTATCAGTTTGCAAATGGCATACCGCTGTCCCACGGTGAATCATTTGCGGAGTGGAAAGAAAAGTTCAACAAAAAGGGACTATCATTACAAATAGGATATAAGGATGAGTAAATCTAAAAACCATGCATATGACGACTATGATGATTATGATGATGAAGACTATACTCGCGGTAAGAAACTTCATAAAGAAAATCGTCGTTCAATCAAAAACTGGAAGAAGGCATGGGCCCAGTATGAAAATGATTATGATGAACTAGACGATTTCTATACCAAATACAACAAGTAAGCCTTATTGTCATGCACCGCAAACGAAATGTAATGCTAATCCATGGTGCATGGTCGACCAGTCAGAGTTTCAATCATATATCCAGAATGATTGATATGTATCTGGAATCTTATGTCAGATACACCATATTGTTTGACTATAACCCTTTTGTAGACAATATGGATAAGATTGTGGATAAGGCCCGCAAGAAACTTGATGATGAGGCCGAAACTCTAGTAATCGGCCATTCTCTGGGTGGGCTTATCGCTCTGGCTATTTCAGACCATGAAAAATGCTATCGTACCATAACATTGGCCTCGCCATTGTCTGGAATCAAAATAAACAGATTGTTCCAGCCATTCATATATGCCAGGGCTCCTGTTTTGGGTGAAATAGCACCCTGCTCTTCTTTTATAAGAAACATTCAAAAAAAGCAATATGACAAACGAATAGACTGTATGATAACCACAAAAGGTTATAATCCTTTAATATTTGAAAAGTCTGATGGTGTCATAACAGTGGCCACCCAAGAAAAGTGGATGCCACAATCCGCAGTTGCAACCTATGAAGAATGTAACCACTATGAAATTCTTCAATCAGATCAAGCATTTAGCATAATCAAAAAAGCCCTTACAAATCAATAGGTTGGCCAGAGCCATGCTTTACGGCATACCAGCCCTGCGCTGGCCGCTGTTGACTATTCCTGTGGATCTTGTACAGTATAGACAAATTGGAGAACCAAAGATGCCTATCACCCGTATGATTCCTGAAAAGTATGCCACCGTCGATGGCAAGTATCAGAAGGTCGCAGAGGCCTATCCAGAAACCTTCGCCGAAGGCAAGGTGCTGGAGGTTGGTATTCGTTCATGCCAGATTATGTCCGATATCTGGGGATCCGAGAAGTATGCTATCTATTGGGATGAAGTTTGCAAGTCCCCCAAGACCTGTTCACTGGATATCTGTGATTACACATGGACTTATGGTGACAAGGTCCATGCCGAGATTGATGCGACCGAAGAGGTCTATGCTGCTCTCCGCGAATATCTGTATCAGCAATCCTTCAATACGGTCAAGGCCAAGGCCGAGGCTGATGCTGCTGTGATCCGCAAGGATTCCATCGTGGAGGTTGTTTCGGGCCGTCAAGGCAAGGGCACTAAGGGCAAGGTCGTTGTCATTATTGAGCGCCCTTACAATATGGGCTGGCGGTCGTCCATGCGGTTCAAGTATGGCATTGCCACTTCGGATCGTAAGGTCAAGGTCGCGGCTGCCAACGGCAAGGTCTATGAGAACTATGCCGATGTTGTCTGGGCTTGGGAGCATAACTGCCAACTGGTCACTGTTCCGGCCATCAATATGGATGAAGTCAAGGAGACTGCAAATGAACTCGCGGATGGTTATCTCAAAACGTGGCGTAGCAAGGCGCAGTCCTATGGCCGCCTCGCTGCGTAGTCCTTTGTTTCGCCAGCGGATTGTCGTGTCCAAAAAAGTCTATTCACGCAAAAGGAAAATGAAATATGACTAAGATTGTCCGATTTGAAATAACCAATGACAAGCGCCGAAAGACTTTTGCTGTTTCGGATATCAACTGGTCGGCATTTTCCCATGAGGAGATGTTGAGCCAGTGGGGACATTGTATGAATGCCTTTTGGCATTATGAAAAAGAAGGTGTTATTTCAAAAGATGATCTAAAGCCGTATGTAGATCAGTATCTAAAAAATAACAATTATTCTTCCGACGATAAGACGCGATTTTTCTCTGCGCCCGAATGGCGTCGGTCGGCTACATTATATTCAAGCATCTATCTTTCGCTTCAAGTTAAAAATGAAACTGCGGAAAATTGGATTAAGATAAAGGTAAAAGAAGCCATTGATGCTGGAGAAATTAAGCAGGAAGTAAAGATCGAAAAGCAAGAAGAAAAGCCAAAGCCGTCAATTCAGGAAATAATGAAGGAACATCTTTCGGACATTATCGGAGAAATCAACGGTATGGAAGATGAAATGCTGGAAAAGAGTCCAGACTTTCTTTCATGGTTCCGACAAAAGAATATTGCCAAAATTCATCTGGATAGCATTGAACTTTATTTCCGTAAACACGCACAAGAAATCTATGACTATGCCGAAGGAAAAGATGAACAACTTAAGGAAGCATATTCGTATCTAAACAAATCAAAGTTAAAAAAGACCGTTGCTTGGTATGAAACTCTTTTCCGTGATATTGATCTTTATCGTAAGGTCAAGATTGCCAATCGTAAAGTTCGCGTTCGCAAGCCTAAGTCTCCTACAAAGCTTGTGGCAAAACTTAAGCATCTTAG